ATATGTGATAAGTGCGCAAAATTATAGCAGCAATTATTTTCAAAGTGCGGAAGCATTGGTAACCCATAATGGCACAACTGCCAATGTTGTTACATATGCTACAATTTCTACGAATACACAATTGTTTACCCTAAGTGCAAATATCTCTAATAGCATGGTTTCTTTGTGGGCAACTACCTCTACAAATAACAATAATTTCAAGGTAAGTGCCACCTACATTCCTGTTTGATAATATATACATAAAGCAGCATAAATATCCTTACAGGAGCCGCTTTTATGTCTTATACCATTACCCATGCAAATGGAACCAACCCAATCGTAATTGCTGACGGCACGGTAGATAACAGTACCAGCATTGCATTGGTAGGTAAAAACACACCAAATTATGGTCAATACCTTGATCAAAACTTTCTTAATATGTTAGAAAACTTTGCAAATGGTGCACAGCCAACTAATGCTATTACTGGTCAAATTTGGTATGATTCAGCAAACAAAGCCTTAAAAGTATTTACTGGCACACTTTTTAAAAATATTAGTAGTGCTACAAGCAGCGCAACTGCTCCTACTGGCGCTGTTGTAGGCGATTTATGGTGGGATACTGTAAATCAACAATTAAATGTTTATAATGGAACTGGGTGGGTTATTATTGGTCCACTTGGCGGACAAGGACAAGTTGTTGGCGAAGCAATTGTTGACACTGGTTCTAATTCTCACAATGTTATTTCTTTCCAAATTAGTAATGTCCGTTATGCTATTTTAAGTAAAGATGCTACATTTACTCCAGCAACTGCAATTAGTGGTTTTAGTACAATCGGACCTGGTTTCAATATTGCAAGTACAGCATTTGTAAGCAATAACAAATTTGTTGGGCAAGCAAGTGACAGTGCTGCACTTAATGGTGTTAGTGGTTCTAGTTTCATGCGAACTGATCAAAATACTTCTACTAGCGGTATTTTAAGTGTTACAAATAATACGGGTATTAATGTTGGTACATCTGGACAAGGCGCACTTACTGTTTATAGTAATGAATTACGCATGAGCAATACAGTAAACAATGGTATTATTAGACTCTTTACAAAGAATGGCAGCGGTACAGCAGTTGATGCGCTTGACATTCTTGGCAATGCCGATGTTCAAATCAATGGCAACCTATTTGTTCTTGGTAATCTTGATGTTACAACAAGCAATGAAACAAGTATTATTTACGGAACAGGAAATAGTACAACTACAACTAGTGGAGCATTTCAAGTTGTTGGTGGTATTGGTATAGGCGGTAATATTAATACTGGCGGTGCTCTTAACACATTTAGTGGTAATGTTACTGTTGGAAATATGCAAGCAATTGGCGGCAATGTATATGCTAATTATGTAAATGCTAGCACAATTGGTAATAGCGGTGCTGTACTAACAGGCACGATCTCTACTGCAGCACAAACTAATATCACCTCTCTTGGAACATTAACATCGCTTAGCGTAACTGGCAGTGCTGGTTTCAGTGGTGGAACAGTTACTTTCAACCCAACAAGTACATATAAAGTAATAATGGGTAATGTTGGCAACGTTCAAATTAGTGGTGGCAGCAGTGGACAAGCATTGATTACTGATGGCAGTAGCAATCTAAACTGGTATACAATTCCAACTCCAGTTAGTGGTGGTGCAACTGCAGGTCAACTTGCAATATATACAAGCGCAACAAATCTTGCTGGTAATAGTAAAGTTACATTTGATAATGCTAACTTAAGCGTAACTGGCGGTATGCTTGCAACACAAGATATCGTTGCATACTATTCTGACCAACGATTAAAAACAGATATTGTTACTATACCAAATGCTCTTAATAAAGTCAAGTCAATTCGTGGTGTTACTTACCGACCAAATGAACTAGCATTTACTATGGGTGTTGGTGACAATAACGAACATATTGGTGTGTTGGCACAAGAAATTGCGCAAGTTGCTCCACAAGTTATCAAAGCTGCTCCTTTTGATATTGCCGAAGATGGCAGCAGTAAGAGCGGTGAGAATTATCTAACTGTTCAATATGACAAACTTGTTCCTCTGCTAATTGAAGCAATTAAAGAACTTAGTGCAGAAGTAGAGGCATTAAAAGCACGAGGTAGTTAAAAATGTCTACACCAGGCGTACCAGGCGGTGCACTACCTTTTAGCGGTCCTCTTGATTTAGCTGCAATCAACACAGAGTTTGGTTTAGGAACAGACCTTAATCAATATCATGGTGTAAGATGGTATTATGATGGCAATCTTACCACTGGGTTGTTTGGTAGCAACACAATCAAAGTAAGTGATTTCTACGGTAAACGTGCAACTGATCCTGCTAGTGGTGGTGTATATTTCTCAAATACTGCAGGTAGCGGAAGTTATACTGCTGCACTTTATCGTAATTCTTTTACTATAGAAATATGGGGTGCTGGTGGAAGCGGCGGCGGTGGCAATGGTGGCAGTGGTGGTGCAGGTGGAGATAGTAGCACATTGGGCGTAACTGTTGGCGGTGGTGCTGGTGGTGGCTCTGGCTCTATTCCTGTTCCTCCTCCACCATTAGATACAGCTACAAGTGGCAGAGGAGGACGAGAACCAGTAGAAAGTATCAGTTATGTAGGTGGTGCCTATGGCATTCAAGGACAGACTATTACATCTGTAGACGGTGTTGTTACTGGAACGGTTAGTTGGGGTGGAGAGCGTACAGTATCAGTTCAAGTTGGTGATCCTGCACCAAGTTCACCGTCTACTTGTTTTGTTGCTGGTACTCCTGTTATGATGTATGATAGAACTTATAAATCAATTGAACAAATAAAAGTTGGTGATAAGGTTATAGGTGCATTTGGTGAAATAAATACTGTCTTGCTATTGCGTCATACATTTATTGGTGATAGATATATGTATAGGGTAAATGATGAACATTTAACAACTGAAGACCATATGCATATTTCTTCTGATAAAAAGTTTTATAGTTTTAATCCTGAAAGACAGAAAAAATCTTGGAATAAATGGTTACCTGTTTTAGACCAAACAGGCAACGAAGTTGAATATTTTAACTTAGGATTTGAGTTGGATAGACTTAATAAATTAGAATTAGGTGTAGAATTACAAACAGTAAATGGTGGTAAAAAATTAATCACTGCAGAAAAATTAATTTATGAAAGTGATACCCCTTTGTTTAATTTGATTGTTGACGGCAGTCATACATATACCGCTAATGGATATGCAGTGGTAGGCGGACCAAGAGAAGATGATTTTAATTATGATACTTGGATGATGAAGGATTAAAAAATGTCAGATGGTAGCGGCGGCAGTGGTGGAACTATAGGTGCAAATGCTAAAACAAGTATTGCAAACCCTGTTACATTTATATTCTTAAATGGTAATAGTGGTGCAAGTGGTTCAACTGCACAAAATGCTAGCGCAACCAACGCTAATGTTGGTTATGGTGGCAATGGAGCCTCTGCAAGCACTTCTTATGGTAGTGCCACTGGTGGTTCTGGTGGTGCTGGTGCTTATATGAAAGTAGTATTTGGTCCTGGTCAAATACCAAATAATACAGTTTTAAGTTATATACTTGGTAGTGCAGGCACGGGCGGAGCAACCAATGGTGGACTTGGTGGAATAAAGATTACGTGGAGTTGAGTAAGTGACAATAGGTTTAACTGGTAAAATTGCGCTAAATGCAAATATCAACGCTGAGTTTTCTCTTGGTAATCTTATGTCATCTTATCGTGGTGTAAAGTATTATAAACCTTCGACCGCAACCATTGGATATTTTGATAGCACTAATTTAAATTTTAGCGATTTTCGTGGAACACAAAGTTCAGTAATAGTTAATATTTCAGCATTTAGTGTGGATACACAAAACTATACCTTAAATCCTGCGGCAGTTACTGGATATGTTGCTGGATTTACAACAGTTACTGTAACCATTAATAGTGGAGTATATATCGGCAGCAGTTCAACAGGTACATATGCTCTTACAATTACTGGATTTGTAAGTGGCGACACCGTTAATTTAATTAATAATGGTTTTATCATAGGTGCAGGTGGTGCCGGTGGTAACAGCCGTAGTAATAATTCTGGTTTACCAGGCAATGCTGGTGGAAATGCTTTACTACTACAATGTCCAGTAAACATTACAAATAATGGAACTATTGCTGGCGGCGGTGGTGGCGGCGGTGCTGCTGATGGTGGTCGAACATATGGTAGTTGTTTTGGTGGTGGAAGTGATTATACCGGACAAGGCGGTGGTGGCGGTGCTGGATACGCTGTTGGCGCTGGTGGGAGCGGCGACCCAAGCGGTAGTGCAGGAACAAAAACTGCAGGCGGAGGTGGTGCAGGTGCAGGTGGCGGACCAGGTGTTGCTGGTGCAACGAGCGGAAACGGCAGAGCAGGCGGAGCCGCTGGTAAATACATTGATGGTTTAAGTTATGCCAATTGGATAGTAACTGGAACTCGTTTAGGCGGAAGTTCATAAGGAATAAAAATGGATACATTGACAGTAAAAGTTCACGAATACAATGAAGAAACTCATAGTTTAGTTGTAAGTTTTGCAACAGATGCAAGTGATATGAGTGTTGATGAATCTGAGCAATACAGTTTTGATATTCATAACTACAATCCTGATGATATGGCAGATACATTAAAACAAATTTCACTACATGGTGCAAGAATTGCGCATGCAAAGTATATTCAAGAACAAAGCAAGAAAAATGAATCAGTTGTAAATGCAGCAAAAGATCAAGTAGGAAAAGTATATAACTTTCCAATCTCTGAATTGCTTCCAAAGGATAGCATAATTTTATGATCACTATGACAGATAAGGTAGTTCTTAAAGAAATTGGCTTACAATATGCAAAAGCCATCTATAGCACTGCTAACGATGAACTCGTTCACAATATCGATGATGGTGGATTTACGCCTGGTCTTTATAATCGTCGTCATATTGGAACAAGTGGATCATTTACAATTCATTGGATGGTTGGTGGAACTGTTTTAGGTTTATATGCGCTTCATGATGATGAATCGTTAAACACAAATTTACAAGTATATCCTTATAAAGACCAACCATGTGGTGCTATTAAGTTAACTGCGCTACAAGATAATAGTGCTTATTATTGTATATTGCCTACAAATAGAAAAGAAGATAAAATTGCAGATGAAAGTTTCGAATTAACAAGTGGTGTGACATTTACTACACAACGTGGTAGATTATACATATCAAATGTTGAATTGACCATAAATGGTAACACAGTTGCTCCATTTACTAT